AGACGATATTTTTTACGACTTTGCAACACGCTCTGTGTTAGCTATATACAACAAGGCCTGATCACACCTTCTGTTACACTATAAACTCACATCTTCCAGCCCAGCCGCACGTAACTTCACAATATTATTGATCTGAAACTGCTTGGCATCCAGTGCTTTTGATAGCCCGATATACTTATTTCGTATTAAGGCAAACTCATTAATAAGATGCTGTTGATTCACGACATCCTGATCACCATCAACATACTTTTCCGCATCACGGCTAGTAAGTTGTCTATTATAGTGTTCCAGAAATTTCCTGAATTTCTCACTACGCATTTTACGTAGCTCTATGTTTAAGAATTCCAAGATACTTTCAATCTCCTGTAGCTGTCCAAAACGCTCTTCCACGACCCCAGGCATATCGCGGCTATGCTTTTCAACACTGCCGCGAAGTCCTGTTTGTTTTCTAGCTTCAGTTAGTTCGGTTTCATAGTAATTAATAGCATTTACTATTTCACCAAGATCGTTTCGTATTTTTGATAACCAATTGATCATCTAATTACCACTCAGATTCTTCTTCATATTCTTCTAGTTCATCGCTAACGTCATATTCCTTAAGGGCACGATCTAGAATACTGCAAACTCCATGGAGTTCATCTGAATGTTCTTCTAGATCGCATAGAGCACTATCTTGTACCGCACTCAAAAAATGCTGGGCCGCTGTAGCTCTATCCTTAACCGCAATATAAGGTTTAACACTGTCCCATAATTCGGCGAGACTTACCGCTTCGTTGCTTGATAGTTTCATTATTATTCCTCAATAGTGGATAAATTTTCATCAAGGCTATTTAGTTCGTCTGCAATTTTATCAACAGCAACATCATCCCATTCCGACATGATAATATCTAATGCGCCGTCTTTGTTTGCATTCCAAGGTTTACGGAACATCTTAATTACTTCGCCTGTTGTTGGGCTAGTGTATTCTAAACTATTTCCGCTTTTCTTGAGGATATCTTTGGCTTCAAAGAACTCAACAAGACCACTGTATGGCGACATTCCTGTCTCATATGGAATTTCTACTTGTACACTTTCAAACGGTTTAGCATAACGTGTTTTCATTACTTTACACGCCGCTCTAATACCATGCACCTGAGATGTTTTGTTGCCGTCTGCATCAGTTTTAAGTTTGAGTTTACGCATAGCAACTACAATACTTGATGCATAGATAAAGCCTTGACCACCCGAGATCTTATCATCTGGATCAAACATATCTTGCGATGCATATGTATGGTTGGTTGCCATTAACCCAACATTATATTCACCCAGCATGTTAACTGTGTTACGTACTAGTGATGTCAGTGCTTTGGGCTTACGTCCTAAATCGCCCTTCATGTCACCTGCTTCGAACTGTTTAACATCTGTTGGTGTTAACATCATACCCAAACTATCAATTACAAATAACACTTTGGGACGTTCGTCTTTTTCTTTATCTGCCCATTCTTTTTTGTAGTCTGTCATAAAGTCACTGATAACTTTAGCAACATCATCAATCATAGCCAAATTTAGTTTAAGCAGTTTTTCTGGACTTGTATCTACATCCAATGCATGTAACCAACTTTCGTCCAGTGCATTTTCAGTATCAATCAGCACAACAAAAATGTTTTGATCTTGTGCTTGCTTAACAATATTGCCTGCCGCAATGTATGACTTACCTGCGCCACTTTCGCCAGCCAATACTGATACTTTACCTAGTGGAATACCTTTGTTAAAGTCTCCACTAATAAGTTTGTTTAGTGTGTAATTACCTGTTGAAATCCATGTATCTGGATCATTAAACCCGACACTTAGTCCGGGCACCGCTTTGGTAATACTTTTACGGAATTTACTTACGTCAAATGGTCTTGCCATATCAATCTCCTGTATTGTGTAAAAAGTGGGGGAATGGATCCCCCACTGTAGTCAGCTACTCGTTTAGTTTTTACGAGCTCTAATTGCTGCAAGAATATCTTGAGCACTTGACTTACTGTCATCAGCCGCTGGTGCCGCTGGTGCTGACTCTGCAACTGCCTGTGGCGCCGGTGCCGGTGCAGGTGCTGTTTCTGCTACAGGAGCAGGTGTTGCCGGTGCTGGTGTACTTGAGATATTATCCAAGTTTACACCTGCTGGACGATAAAATTGTCCAAAGCGAGCCGGATCATACAGTTGACCATCAACACTAGCTTCAAACATTTCAAAGATAGCGTTTACGCCTTCTGCTGTTGGTTTCTTTGGCATAAAGTCGTCCAAGTTATGCAGACCATTTGATGCAATTGCATTACGCTCATCTTCAGTCAAGCCACGCTCTCTACGAGCCCAGTTTGATGTTGAGTAATCTGCATACTGACCTTTTTGCGTTTTTGCAAGTTTAAAGTCAGTACCTTGCTCAAAGTCTGTTGGGATTTCTGGAAAGTCCGGATCCATCAACGCTTGCTTGATAATATTAAAAATACTTGGATTAATAATAAATCTACGGATTGGATTTTCAGGAACACTGTCTTCCTGTAGTGGACTATCAACTACAAATCCTTGAAACAAGTAGCTACGCTTTTTCCAATACTTACGTGCCATATCTTCCATACTTGGGTCTTTGAACCAAGGACGAATTTCAGCATGTACTGGGCAAGTTTCGCCCCACATTTCCATACATGGAACTGTTACTGTTACAGGTTTGTGTTCATCTCCGCCAGCAACGCCACTGAATGGAATACGGATCATTTGACGTTCACGCCAAAAGTAAGTATTCGTGTCATCACCATCTGGGAGGAATCTCATTGTTGCTGATTGACCTTCTGGAATATTCCAAAACGCATAAATTGCGTTGTCACCACCATATGAGTTACTGCGGGTATTTCCGCCTTTTTCTTGTTCGAGCAGTTTTGCTCTGATTTCTGCTAAAGATGCCATAATTATTCTCCTATATTAGCCTTTATTAGTAACTAGGTTCAATACCTAATTTTGTGTTGCCACTTACGTGACGTTTGCCTAAGTTTGTATAATACACTTATACTTTGAGCATATGTATACTATACTATATTTAATGTGTAAAGTCAAGTACTTATAATAAAAAATCTTCTGGATTATATTTGTTGAATGATTCTTCAATTTTCTTGTACACATTTTCGGTTGCGTCTTCTGTCGCTTCCTTAGGATTCTTTATACTAACATTACCTTTAAGGTAAGTCAATACTTTATTTGCTAAATTTTGTTGTTTTGGATCCATGTCGTGCATGTCCATCCCAAGTTGCATTAGCATATTACTAAGCTCGTCATCCTTTACGTGCTTAGAAAGATATCCTGAGAACGCTGCTTGTTGTTCTAGTGGTTTACCAAAACGCATGTTCTCAGGATTATCAGGATCAGCGGCATCTAACGGCCTACTTAGTGTAAGATCTGTGCCACCTGTGACTTTTGTAACCAGAGCCTTCAAGCGATGAGCTCGGCCCTTTGTATCTGATATTTCTCTCACTACTCGTGCAACATGCGGTAACGCTGAGGCGACATTTTCGTCAAAACTACGTACTGTGAATTGGTCTCTAAGGCTGTCAACACCTTCTTCTTCTAGTGAAACCGTCTTGTTTTCATAACTTTCACTGTAACGCTTATAGCCCTTCGTGCCACTGAGTGATTTAAACTGTTTGCGGATCCCTTCAAGGCGATTGCTGACGCCTTCAAGTATATCCTGTGTGTCTTCACTGATTAGTGAACTTTTCTTTGCGTAATTACGAAATTTAGTAAGTTCTGCAAATTCTTCTGATAGTGCAACAATGTGTGACCCCATATCATCATGTGGTACACCACCTTCTTTAATGTGTCGTAGCATAGCACGAGCAGCACTTAAATTAGTGCCTGGGAATTTGTAACGTTCGCCTTCTGCGTTCTCAATAAACAAACTGTGAATATTTCGACTACGGCTTCCACGTACTTCCTCATCAACATGCTTTTTATGTTTTATAATTAATCGAGCATTTTCAAGAGCTTGATAACTACTTTTACTGCTTCCATATGGTTTACTAAAACTTTCTTGTACTTTCATTTCACTATCCTTTTTCGCCTGAAAGGCAAAATCTTTTGGTTCAATATCCTTGCCAAATGTACGTAATGTATATTCAATAATATTTCTATTGGCTAGATTACGCAAGTTATCAAGTAATTTACGTATTCCTGCTATATCGGTACTTTTGCCAAGTCCTACTTTTAATTCTGTTTTTTCGTCGACTAAATCTAGGTTAATCATTAATTTGTTGTCAGCATTGTAAAAACGTTTTGCTTCCATTGGATCAACTGTGCTCTTGCCATCGCTAGTAAACAACTCAAGAGTCATTCCATGTCCCTTAAGGACCTTAAAAACTTGTTCACCAACTTTATCTATATTAATCGCCATATACTTATTTATGCTTTCAGTCTATATTAGCCCGATTGGCATTGGAGCAAGATATTCGTCGTCTCCAAAACTATCACGCATATCTTCAAATGTATTTTCGTCATACTGGCTTATTAGCATTGTCATACGCACTGCTAATAGTGTGCTCATTACTAAATCATCAGTTTCGCCTTCTTTGGCAGCATAACTTGCACCACGTGCTACAAAGGTTTTTGCTTCGCCCAACAGACGTTTGCTTTTTATTTTTAATTTATCAGTTTCCACCCATTGTTTAAATTTAGCACATGCAGTGAGTTTACTCCGGTTAGTGGTGTTAAATCCTCTACGGTATGCTCTATTATTACTTTTTTTAGGTTCACTTAAAAACGTGCCAGGTATATTTTCTTCGCCCATTTCACTGATTACTACTAGTGCCGCTTCA